TAACTCAACAACTTGATCTGGATTGATAGCACGATTTTTTGAAGCTGATGAAAGTAAAGATTTATTTATCTTTATATCTTTCAGTTCACTTTCTAAACTAGAATACTTTTTGTTAAACTCTTCAGATTTTTCTTTGAGTATCTGCTCAAACTCGCCTTTTTGTATTTTGGTTTTTTCTTCTGCTTGTTTTTGATTTTGTACTGCTTGGATAGCAGTTTCTAAATCTTCAACATCTAATTTTTTATAAATTGATGCTCTTTCTTTAGCCAACCTTTCTTTAACTATGTAATCAACATGTTCTTGTGTAAAAGTGTTTGAGTTTACAGTTTCCGTAGGTTGTTCCGTTGGTTGTTCCTCAACAACGGGTGTCGTAGTTTGTTCTACTTTTGGTTGTTCGTCAGCCATTTATATCTCCTTATATATTCCAATCAGGATTTGTTGGAATCCAAGTATGTCGGCATCTATAACCACCACGAACTATAAAAGGATCGCCTGTGGATTTACCAGCCCATGACCTGTTATTCCAAATATCCCGAACTTCTTTTTCGGTTAATGTTTTGTTTACCATACTTCTACAAAAAGGTCTAGAGTCACGGACAAG